GTCTGCACAGTTTTTAATCTATTAGTTTCGGCGTTGTACGCATCAATCTTAACCTTCTCTACTTCGATAGTCTTGTCTTGCTTCAATTGTTCTAGTTGTTGTTGTAGCTGCCCGGCTATTTGCTGTGTTTGTTGTTGTGCTTGCTGTAATTGTTGTTGCAATTGCTGTATTTGAGGATCGTCCCCTGTAATTTGAGGTGGTAGCATGGCCTTGAATCGTTCGCTTATTTCTTCAGCACCGGGCCAATCCAGATTCTTTGCTATTAAGTCGCTAATTAACGACGATGCTTGGGGATTAACACGGGAGAACTCGATCATCTGGTTTGCTGCTTCTTGACGTTTTGTTGTGTAACCTGGACCAACATCAACAACCACATCATATTTACCTGATGAAATATCGTATATATTCGATATATCGTTTTCGTTATTCTGTTCTGGTCTTTGGCCTACTTGAGTATTCTCGGTTTCTTTACCGTCTTCACCAATGATGCGTAGTACTCTACCAGGCTGATAAACGTGCGGAATTAACTCAAGAATAACCCTGCCAACTTGCCTCAATGATCTTGAGAGATTATCAATGTAATGGAATGTGCCAGTATCAGATTCACGTTGCCTAGCCATTATAGCCTTGCCTGACGTGGCGTTATCTTGCTGCCCTATGGATGCGCCAAACATTCCCATGGTCGACTTGATGTCGTCATCGGCATTCAAGGATTCCTGCATAGCACCTGATGGAACGCTCGCAAAAGGCTGTCGCTGTGGTGCCTGAGTACCTTTTTTATGAGCAATATAAGCGTAATTCTTGCTATTTGCTGATTCCCATTTTTCAGTGTCTACCTCGAAAGCATCCTCGGAACCAACAAATGGAGTCTTTGGAGCAAGAGCAACCAATTCAGTAGTACATGAACGCCAATAATTAAGCAATCTTTGTGCATCTTTTGAATCGCGGCATAGTGACTTGAAGTACCGTTTATTTTCAACGATAACTTCCTCACCATATACTGGGATTATCGGGATCAAATCGCCGTCCCAATCGTTTGTCTCTAATACTCCCTTACCAGATATGATGTATTGAGTTACTTTCTTGCTTGTTGTTTGTCTGCTATCAACCTTTTGTACTCCAGTAGCCTGGTAATACTCTACAAGATCGTCATAGACATCTTCATCAACAACGTCACCATCAGATAAAAGACAGATCTGCTTAACTTCGTCATCAACTACCCAATATTCAGCAATCCAAACACCGTCTTCCGTTTCCCACTCGAATTCTTTGTTATATTCAGACTCGAAGTCGATAACATCCTTATCACCATACTTTTCAGTAAATTCGTCTTTGCTTATGCGTTCAGTAACAAAACAATATTTCCAGTCAGATCCATCAGCCGACATAGCACTGGCATCTGGGAACACAGAAAACTGATTAGGTACACGCTCAATCAGAATGTCTTTCTCGAACGTATCGTTGCTTGTGAAATCTACATTGATGCGAAGATACCCAAACCCTCCTGAAACGGTTTGGCTTATAGCAGTATCATAAGCTATGTCAGAATTGGACGATGTCTCAATATTACGAACCAGGCCGTTAAGCACTTCCGCCGTTTCTGTATCTGAATTATCATCTACAGGCCGGAATCGTATAGCCGGTTTGTTCTGACGCGCATCATTGACAACTTGTCTAATGTGCGCTGGGAATTTATTGATTGTTATGCACGGACGGCCATCTATTTCTCTATCTTTCTTAACACGCTCATCCCATTGCTCACCAAGGACTGAAAAGTTAATGTCATCAATAGCAAGATCATGATTTTCACGCCACGCATCAACGGAAGCCAAAAAGCGATTGCGTGCCAGATCCATGAAGTCATCTTTATTATCTTTCAACCGGCGCTCCCAAAGCGTTAGGTTATTTTGCTACTTATAACACAATGTCATTGCTGCGTCAACAACTTAAGCTTGCCATGGCTATTAATTAATTTGTTGCAATGTATGCAGAAGAAATTCGCTTGATTCTTATCGCTAAAAACATTCTTGAAGTTAAGCATGAATAGATGTTTTTTATCAGACTTCAGAGCCTTCACATCATCAGTATACCCGACGTGACCTCCACATGTTCTGTGTATTACCTTCCTTAGCTGCCCATCCACGATCCGCCACCTCTTCTGTGTTGAATCCTGCTATTCTGTTTAGGCTTGTCGAATAAATCTTCGACAACTACAGCCATTAGCCCGAACGAATCTGCCCCGTGACTTGACCAATCGTGGTCCGGACCTAACCCGATATTACGAACCTCGTCAATCTTTTCATGATACCAGCCAAGCGCATCAACACCGCCTTTCGTTGTTTCCTCATTGAACCAGCATGAAGGTAGCCAACGCCTTACAGCCTCGATACGCATCATAGCTGCTCCTTTACCCTGGTTTGGAACAACATCAACAGAATATCCAGCGGCCTCGAATGCTGATTGATAACTTACAGCGTAAACCTTGTCATTCTGCGCGCCATCATGCGGAAGCCATATCTCTACTTTGCCTGGTGTATAACCACGTGATCTAAGCCATTCAATATGTGATCCAATAGGCTGCCCAACCACTTCATAGTAATCGAGTACGCGTATTTCCTTTCCTATAACCTGCACTGCCCAGAAGCAGAACGCATCTGACTTTGCACCAGTTCCACCAATATCAGCAAATAGCCTTATAGTAAGCAATGGATCGGCAGGCACACGGCTTATACGCTTCTCTTTCTTGGCATTGGCAATCTCTCGAGCAAAGTATGCACCAGCATTAACAGTAGCATAACCACCTTCCCAAATGTGGTCGTATTGCTCAGGATTGACAGCCAGGCAATCCATGCGCTCTTGATTGAGCACGGCAGGGAGCATAGGATTATCTGACCAATTTGCACGCACAACAACAGATCCAGTTGGGAGAACATCACCACGCAACATTTCATCAACTGGATCTGTTTTCCTTCGCGGATTCCAAGAAAACCACAACTCCGAATCTTTTGCACGGATTGTAGGCCGCAACAATGACAACGATCTTGCACTCAATGTTTGAGCTTCTTCAACCCACGCACGATTGAAACCCTCAAGCGACTTGATAGACTCCGCATTGTGATCCTGCATTCCCTGGAAAGTAATAACACCATCTCCTGGCGTTTGGATTACTTCATTGAATACCTTGAATCCATCAACTTCACCAAGCCTGAAATCTGACAGCTTATCTTCTATAAGTCTTTTTGATGACTCTTTTAAAGTCTTTTGAACTTCCCGGATGCAAACGCCGCGCAAGCTTTTTTGACATAAAGCATCTTCGATTAACTTCTCAGCAAAGAAGTGCGATTTTCCAGATCCACGTCCACCAAAAGCGCCTTTATACCTTGCTGGCTTTAATAACGGCTTGAATACTCTTGCTGTCTTAATATTGATCGTTGCCATCAACCGGATCGATAATATCTCTCGTTATCTTATGCTCAACAGGTCCACCGCCCTTTCCTGTCAACTCTGTTTTATTTACATAATAACCCAGGCATTTACCAGTTAATTCCATCGCCTTGATTGCAGCGCCATGTTCTTCTGCTGATAGCGCTGCATTCATCAACACCTGCATTTCTTCAATATACTTTTTAAGAGTGTAACCAACCTGTTGCTCTATTGGGATGCGTAATTCTTCAACCCTTTGCTTAATATTTGGGTCAGCCATTAGCTTGCAAGCAGACACATTAACTCCCTCAGGAGCAGCATTAACACCAACATTATAAGATGCTCTATACGCTGCGCTGTATGTAGACCCAGACGCAACGCATTGAGCGAACTTTTCTTGTTTAGGTGTTAAAGGTTTAGACATTAATAATAATTATAATAAACAGGCATCATAGGAACCATTGGTGCGCTCGGAATAATAACCGGATAGTTAGTTTCTCCGATATTTGGATATAACCCTTTTTTATTCGCTTCTTTAAGCATAGCACGATATTCATACCAAGGATCCATATCGGTTGACGCACATCCACTTGACATTATAGCAAATATCACAATAACAATTAACTTTTTCATTTTTCTCTCCTATTGTTTATCCTATGAACTGTGCCAGTATTAAGTTAATTCCTTACCCCATTTGCGAATCGTTCCAAGAGTCCAAAAGTTATTCTTTTTTGAGTTTGGCCTCATGCTGCAATGAACTGATTTATCAGGATTTGGAATATTCCCTTTTTGATATGCTTGCGTTATTTGTTCAATTTCTTTGTATCCAAATATCTTTGCAATGTCCCTGCTATTTAACAAAGCGCTGTCTTTTAGTTCTTTGTATGCTTCAGGAATGACAGGTGTTTTCTTTGTAATGCTCATTCTGCAATATCCATTAAATAAATCACATCACTTTACATTCAAAAGCGGACTAAACACTATCTCATAATTAATCAGCCCTGGATTTAATTTTCTCACAATATCCATAACATCTTGTTGGAAGCGTAGAACATGTTATATAAGTTTTAATCCGAGGTTTACAACACGTGTTGTATAGGTTTACAACACTTTTCACCTTTTAATAAGTAATAGATTCCTTTAGTTCTTCCTGAGTCAACATATTAATCATACAAACTCTCTAAATTAGCCCACCATGACTGTAAAGTCTTAATCTCTATTTCACACTTTGCGCCTTCTGCAACGAGTCCTTGAATTTCTGTTCTGAAGTCTTGTATCGCTCGATCAAGCTCGGCTGCTTTGAACTTGATCTGGTCAGAATCTCGGGAGGCTTTGGCAATGGCGGGCAGGAGACTGGCGTTACTGTCGCGCATCCGCTTAAGCTCAACGTTAAGGCTAGTAATATCGCTTTGGTATTGTTCATTGGCTTCGTTCCTCTCTTGTTCTGCTCGTTTTACTATCAGTTTTGTCTTGCGTTCGGCCTCATCAGCCATTAGCTTTACGTTATCAAGCTGCTCGGCCATTATGCCATTGCGTGTCTTGTAATATCCTATCGTTAAACCAGCCACCAGAAGAGCAGCAAGCAACCCGGCTATTATGTAATCTTTTATCTGTAGACTAGGCATTATTTATCTTCTTCTTTGACTTTTTCACTTTCAAGCTTCGATTCTATTAATGATTTTTCCAGAATGAACAGTAGTCTTGTCCCCATGTGCCCACCTACTCCACCAGCCGCTGCACATAACCCTATAGGATGCCCTATCGCATCCATAGCCATAAAAACCGCAGTGCCTACGAATGCGCTGGTAAACACATCAAGTACAAGATCAATGATGTTCCCTGCTTTGGTATGTCCGGCCTTTACTTTTCCATACCAACTGACCACACCACCAGCAGAGGCCATTATTATACTAAGTGCCCATGTAGCATGGGTCCAGTTTGTAGGGTCTTTTTCTGGCATAGTTCTCATATCTCGGCTGTTGAAAGATTTTAAATTGTCTACGCTCATTTTCTGACTATTCCGCAATGATGTCAAGAACTTATTTTAATATGTCATATCTCTACACGGCGCACAGCGATTACCAACAAGCCGCTTGGATTCTAGCCCACATTCAACACACTCACCTTCAACACCTTCAGGTATTTTTGCAGCTTCTGATCGTATCGCAGCGACGTTGCGCTCTTCCATAAGCTGCAAAAAATCGCTTGCTATGTCAATAATATCAGCCATTTTTAATATCCTCATCTAATTCGATCTCTATTTTTCTAAGTACTTCTATTTCAAATTCTGATAATTCTTGATTCCTTTCGTACGAATTTACGAATGATATCCCTTCTGCATCAATTATCCTTTTCATGTATTTCTTGAGAATTTCTCTATAGTCTATGTATATTTCATCAATCACGATAACCTCAAAATAACAACGTTAACCGAACATCCCTGGAACTCATTGTGCAGCACCTCGCTGTATTCATGATTCAATCCTTCAACGATGGTTTTGTTCTTGTAGCTTGCCGGCAATACAGCAACAAGCACTCCTCCTTCTTTAAGCAATCCTGCTGCGTGCTGAACGTGCATTTCTGCTCGCTTATCGGCAAAAGGCGGGTTAAGAACGCATTTATCCCACTTAACACTAGGCGAATATTTCAAGAAATCAGCGCACTGAACACGCTCATAACCTTTAGCTTTCAATACATCGCAATGCAGTTTTGAGATATCCATACAATAAATAAGAGCATCTTTCCCAATCTGATCTGCAATTGCACCTTGACCAGCACTTGGCTCCAAAACCTGTTCGCCTGGCTTGATATCAGCCCAATCAACAACGCGCCGCGCTATATGCTCAGGTGTCGGATAATACTGGTGCGATTTTTGCTCAGGAAGCATTCCTGACCGGCATATTTCTGTAATAACTGATCTGATATCATAATCAAATTCCCAGTGCCCTTCCTTAACACTTACGCCACCGATATACTCGAGCGTTGTTTGCGTTCTTGTCGATAGGCCCGGCCCCCACACTTCAAGACCTCCTTTTGCTGCCCTTAAATCTCTAAGTTGCGTTATTACATCAAACCCAAGCAAATCATAACTTAGATCAAACTCTTTTGATTTTTTCTTTGGTGCTGTGCGAAACTCGTTTGGTATAGCGTGTGGGTGCACATATGCCAGCACTTGATTTAGCCTATAAGCCATCTCTGGATGCACTTCCATATGCGCCGTGCCTACTTTATACAGCCGTATTTTCCAAGCTCCTCCATCAAACGAATACCATTGGCCATCACGTGGCAATTTATTTAAATCCTGCAACGTGCTGGCTGAATTAACTGATTCCCTGCCCATAAATTTAGCTATAACTGTTCGCATGTCGTGTATGTACTCAGACATCCGGTGCGCGAATGATGTGTACTCAAGCGTATAACCCATGATGAAGCGCTTTCCGAATCCCTGCGGTATGTTTGTTACGTGGCTGTGTGATAGATTGCGGAAGATGCCGTCGACACGCTCAGCAAGAAACCGCTCTCTACTTACAAGCAGCTCTCTAAGCGTGGCGTAGACAGTATCAATCTCGAAAGTCGGTGTTTTGTGCTTTCTTATTTGCTCGTGCCAATCGTTACGCTTGTCTGCTGGCATGTACTCCAGCACATCAGTTAATTTCATTGATCGCTGCCAGAAATCAGCGTCAACGGCTTTTATTGCTCTGTCAACGTTGAATATCTCAACAACATTGCAAGACCCTTTGTAGTCATTCGCCGCTGCTGCCCGGAAGAAATAATCAACGGCGCTACTGTCAATTGATTCTGCAACAGACTTAACACGATTAACTATGCTGCGATACTCGCCAAAAAGACTATTCAGCGGGTGATAAAGATCAAGATCTGATGATTGTTGATTTATTTGGCTCATTTTCAAACCTCGATAATTGAAAACCCACCGCCGTCTCGCTTTGGTTTTGGTATCGCGTAAAAAAACTCCCATGGGAATTTTTCCGCAGCCACTTTCATTTTTACTTTAGCGTCATCAGTAATAATAGCAAGACTACCCTTAACATCAACTGCCTGTAGCTTAAAATCTTTGGTTAGTATAAAAAAATCAACGCTCAAAAATGTGTTATTAGCCAGCCGTAACTTTATAGAATCAAATGAATACCATAAAATCTCCCCAGAAATCAGCATTGTTTTAAGCACATTTTCATATGCCTGCTCTGTTCTGTTTCTCTCGCCGGTCTTAAGTCTTCCAAGTGCAAATAAACCAGCTTTTGATTTTCCGAAAATTCTCATTAGATGACCCCAAATACAAGCAATGCCTTCTCTATAACCAAATACCAAGAATAAGGCGGGAACAGTATTGATACTAACGTTTCAGCGAATCCTTTAGCAACAACAATTCCAGCAACCCAAAGAAGAACGAGAATTAAAGCCGGGAAACCGTCGATATTCATGTCATAAGTTTTATTCATTTTCTATTCTCGATTTAATGATGTTAAATTCCATGATCTTTTATTGCTGCTTCTAGTTTTTCATAGATATCATACCAATATCGATGGCCTTGACATGTTCCACTAAATATAAACAAACAACATAATTTTTTTGTTTTATTTAAATCTTTCTTGAATCCGCTATCCTTAATGTACTTAGCAGCTTCTTGATCAATTTGTTTCAAAAGCTTGAATGGTGTTATTTTTTTAGGTACGTCTTCAAGATTGATGTTTTGTTTTCTGCGGTATTTTACATTTACTGACCAGCTAGGATGGTCATAAAGAATATGCCAAATACTCAATGCGTCATTTTTAGATATAAACTCCCACAACTCCCAAGGCCGATCGGTTTTAAGTGCATCTTCGGAGTAATCCGCCATCGCCTGGGCGTGTATATGTGCTGTCATTTTGTTATCTCCTTCATTATAGCGTCGTAGAGCCGAAATGCAGTTCTTCTATCAGGAAGGCTTCTTGATTGATCATTATAGATATATCCAAAACAGTAAGGGTAATTAGATGTCCAAATATATTTT